CAGGTGTTCATAAATCGGCTAATGGTGGCTATTAAGCAAATAGAAACCGGGATATTTATTCCAACCACGCCGGGAGCCTGGTGGTGCTCTCCTAAATGGTGTGGATATTGGGAGGTTTGTCCTTATGCACAAAAATAAAAAAGAAAAGAAGGACGCAATAGAAGAACTTATGGAACAAGAAGGTATAAGGCGAAATTTAGCAAAATGTTATGAAATTGCCTTTGATGCACTGGGACGGCAAATAAAATTCTGGGAAAAACAGCGCAAACTTGCTGAAGATAAAAGTGTTAAAAGAATTCGCATTGAATATCAACCCCCAGGATATATTGTTTTTATTCCTGAAAGAGAAAATAAACTAGAACAAAAGGAGGAAGATAATGGGCAGAAAGAAGATATTAAAAGACCCTGAGAAGTTTTTTAAGAGTTTAAAGAAGAGTATTATAGATGAGAGGTACGGTAGACCGGATCAATGTGTGATATGTAAGGAGTTTAGGAATGATTGTAAAAGTTGTATATGTAGAGATTTTGCAAAGTTTTTATTAGATACAGGTTTTTTCCGTAGAAAGGATCTGGATTGTGATGAAGCTGCTGTTTGTATAAAAATTTGGGATGCTTATATAACAAAGTTTAAGTTAAATGAGGATATAATTGATGCTGAAGTGCAGTTATTATTGATTATAGAAGATTTAGAGAGTTTTTATTTTAATTGGAAGCCAAAAAACTGGGTTTCAGTATTTGAGAAGATATTTGGTGGGAAAAGGAGGTATAAGATAAAGAAAGGAGGTGGTATATGATACTTGATCCAAGAGAAGCAATATCAGATTTATATGAGACAAAGAGATTAGTTGAAGAATTAAGAAAGGAAAAGGAGGATGATAATGGCGAGAAAATCCAAAGAAATTCAAAAGTATGAGCAACCTTCTGCTCCGCCTGTTTCAGTAGCCAGCGAAGAAGTCAGGGCAGAACTAGAAGTCCAGAGTCAGGTTTTATTAGCCAAAAAGTTCCCCAGAGACCCGGGAAAGGCGAAGGATAAAATTCTGGAAACTTGCAAAAGGAAAAGATTTGCGGATAAGGCGCTGTATTCATATCCCCGGGGAGGTGCTCAAATTACAGGACCGAGTATAAATCTTGCCCGTGAAATGGCAGTTCAATATGGAAATATTTTAACTGGTATGATGATAATTTCCGATGATGAGGAGACCAGAACCATTCGGGGTATAGCTTGGGATATAGAAAATAATGTCCGGGTGTTTTTTGATGATACTTTCAAAAAATTGATTTATCGGAAAGATAGGGGCTGGATTAAGCCAGATGAAAGAGATTTACGGGAATTAACTAATCGTAGGGGAGCTATTTTAATAAGAAATGCTATTTTACATTTATTTCCCAGCGATTTTGTGGATGAAGCAGTAGAAACTTGCCTGAAAACCCAAACCCGCTCTCCGGTTTCTCAAAGGAAAATTGATAAGTTGGTAGAGGCTTTTGCCCGTGTTGGTGTTTCTAGAAATATGCTAGAAGAATATGCGGGGAAAAGCCTAGAGGATTTATCTTCCGAAGAATATGCTAATTTGGTTAATCTTGGTCAGGCTATTAAAGATGGAGCAGTGCAAAGGGATGAGATATTTAATCAAGCGGGAAATGAGCCGGAAGTTAAAGTGGAATTCAAAGTAGAGGAAAAATTGTTTGAAGAAAATAAAATAAAAGAGGAAAAGGAAAATGGATAAAAGTAATAAGCTCCAGAAAAGCCCTTTCCATTTTCGGAATTTAAAATCTCCAGATGCTCAATATCGGGAATGTTTGAGATGCGGGAAAAAATTTTTAAGTGAAAGTAAATTTAATCGCATTTGTCCTTCTTGCCAGCAATCTAATAAATCTGTGGCGGTTTATCCTTATGGACTGATAGAAACTAACAGGAGGAAATAATAATGTGGGTGGGAACAGGTTTTATATTACTGGGAATTCTGATATTGCTAATTGCAATAAAATATGAAAGGCAATATCCTACTTTTTCTCACGGCTCTATATTATATTGGGGAATTATATTAGGTTTTGATTTTGTAATATTTGGAATTTCATACCTTGTAATCGGTCATCCGGGAGAGTGGATAGAGAAATACTGGGGACTCTCCTTTTTTGTTATTTTTATTTTAGCATTATTCTTAATTGCAGCGAAGGCGAGCGAATGGTGAAAAAAAATATATCAAAAGTTATATATCTTTTCCCAGAACAGCAAAAGGAAATATCTATTGCCAGAGCTTATAATGAATTTGTTGATACTTGGAATAAAATGGCAAAAGAGAACAATTTACCTACTGGCTGGTATTGGGAAAGCTTATCGGAAGGTTCTAAATTTAAAAGAATGTTTAGAGCTAGATGGAAGGAGCCAGTTTTCAGAGAAAAATATAAAGAGGCTATTGATTTAATCCCTGAATCAGATTTTTTATTAGGGAAAAACAATCACGGCTGGAGAGCTAATATAGAATGGTTTTTAAGACCTGATACTCTCCAGAAGATTCTGAATAATTTTTATAGCGGACGGGAAAGGAGATTTGGTTATGAAGCAGAGGGATTTGAAAGAAAAGATTATACCGAATGAAGAAATTTTATATTCTGATTTATTTGTGTTTTTGTTTGTTTTGAAAGGGGCGTGGATAGAATTATCCCCAAAACAAATGTATATATATTTTTGGGTGGGGAAAGATGGGGGTATTTGGCGGAAAAAATATATTCCAATTTATTATAATACCCCCCGTTCTCCTTTTAGTATGGGGCGTATTTTAGGATATGTGGAATTTCAACCAGTGGGAGACCCACTTCCAATTAAAAATTTAGAAGAATTTATGGTATTTACTCGGTATTCTCCCTATGATTGGGAGAATCCCCCCGATTGGCGGAAAGATTTTTTAGATATTCCCAAACAGGGGATTGGATTATATGATTTAGTTCCAGAAAAGAAAATAACTAAAAAAATTCTCAAAAAGTGGCTGGAAAAAGCCATAAAAGAAAAACAAAAAATAGTAATTACCTAATAAGACAATGGATGTGCATCCGTATTATATAAAATCGTATTTGAGAAATGCTAATATCCCCCCCAGATTTAAGTTTACGAAGGATAATCCTTTCCCCGCTATAGGAGAAAAATTCAAACCTGCTTGGGAAAAGATTAAAAATTTATTGCTAGAAGATAAAAACATTATTCTCTGCGGTCCTCCGGGAACCGGGAAAACAACCCTAGCTTGCGGGGGATTGCAATTTTATATCATAGAAAAGGCTTCGCCGGGATATTATGTTAAAGCCCTGCCAATGTTGAAATGTATCATAGAAAACTGGAATAAAAAACCCTCTTATATTTATTATGATTTGCTGGTGATTGATGAAATTGATATCTTGCCTGATAATGACCTTTTTAAAATAAACTTATTTGAAGTGTTGGATGAGCGTTATGCTTATGAAATTCCCACCATTTTAATTAGCAATCGCACTTTAAAGGAATTAAGAAAATTTATCGGCGCGAGAATAATTGAAAGATTATTAGAGAACGGGGAATATATTCCGTGTGATTGGGAAAACTTTAGAAAAGGAGGTGGAAAATGAACAAATCAAAAAATCCTAGAGGAATTTCCCGTCCTAGAGACGGAAGGGGACAGGGAAGGGGGATGCCCGGTGGTCAACGAGGCGGGGCTAATAAAGGTGGATGTAAAAAAGGTGGTCCCGGTTATGGAAAAGGTGGAGGTAAAGGAAGGGGGAAGGGTAGAAAATGAGTGAATATTATGACTGCCCGGAATGTGGATATGTCCCTAGTTCCAGTGAAGTTTTTGGCAAGCCCCAATATTGCCCTAAATGTGGGGCAAGTTTGGTAAAAGGCTGTGATGAAGATTATTGGGATTATGATTATTCGGAGGATGGGGAAAATTATGAGGAGGAAACCAATTAAAAAGGGGGTGAAAAAATGTATCCCAAAAGTTGCAAAAATTGTATTCATTTTCCAGTATGTTTAAAAGCCAAACAATTAAAAGACTCTTTTTTCTACTTTTGGCACGAATTGAAAAATAATGATTTGGTGAATTCTCCAGAAAAATTTAAAGATAGATATTTAGATTTGATGATGGAAGAAGTTGCTTCTAGTTGTATTTATTATTGGGAGACCGAAGAGGAATGAGAGATAAAAAAATACTCCAAATCCTAGACGAACATTGCCGAAAGCGGTTTGAAGATGGAGCAAAAGAGCACGGGCAGTTTAATCCACTTACAGATAAAAGAAATTTTTTAAAAATGTTAAAAGAGGAACTTGCAGATGGGGTTAATTATTCGGATATGTTTATAATGATTATGATTTGCCAATACTTCAAAATACTGGGTGAGCGGGAACAAGAATACATTAGAACCGAAATAAGCCTTTTAAAAGCTTTATTAACCGAGTGCTATAAGATAACTTATAATCTTGATAAGTTTGTGAAATATAGAATAAAAAGAAAGGAGCAAGGGAATGGAAAAGAAAAGAGTTAATCCCTGTCAAATTTGCTGGAAACGAGAAGCCGAATTTGAAAGAGATGGAACTTCTATGTGTCCTTATTGCTATATCAAAGTGCTGGAAACCTGCTATCTTGACCAGATAACTATGCGGGAAGCCATCCAACAGCAAAAAGAATTGGAGAAAATAAGGCTTACAAACCGAATTTTTCATTTAACATATCAAGCAATGGGACTAAAATAAAAGGATAGTAAAATGGGATATGTAATTTTCCGACAAGATGATGGTATTCTCTGGGTAAACAGCCCTGATATAAAAAAGATATTGAACAGCAAGGGATTATTTTTGAATCGCAGAAGTGCTTATAGGTGCGCCCGGAAGGCTATTTTAATAAGGAAATATATCTCCGCCCCTTCGGGAGAAGATAATTTCCAAGCAGTTTTTTATAGTAAAGATGTAGAACCTTGCCCTCAATGTGGGGGTATTAAAACTATTGGGTTTGACTTGTGCTGGAAATGTGAGCAGGAAAGGGAAAGGAAAAAGAAAAAACAATCTATTCCATTCAAGAAATATAAAATAAAATGAGAAATAATAAAAAGGAGTTTAGAATGCCCAAAATCAACATTAAAGAATATTTAACTCAAGCCGGCAAAATGTTCGCTCTGGCGGGAGGATATAGGCATCCGCTGTGGTGGATATTTACCTTTTATGAAGATAAATTGATTGTGGAAATTCCCAAAGGGAGTGTAATAATTCCTATTAAAAGATTGGGGATATATAAAAAGGAGGAATAAAGTTGAACAAATTTAAAGGATGGGCTTATATATTTGTTTCCGGATGTTATTGTAGTGGATTTGCGGTTTATATAAGTGAAAGAAAGTTAAATAAAGCAGAAGTTTTAGATTTATTTAAAAATAAAGACGCTAGGGATGTGTATTATCTTAATGTGAGGAATCTAGATGATGAAGAAATTATAACTGTTCTTGAGGTTCAAGTAGTAGATGGTTGGATAGCCGGTAGGGAAAGGGAAATAGATTTTGAGGTAAGGGAAATATTGGAAAGTTTAAAATGGGATATTATTCAATTTTAAAATTAAGGGGTGAGAAATAAAAAATGAAAATTAAAGAAATAGAGAAGCAAAGAAGTGAACTTATAAAAAGGGCAATTAAAAGACTAAAAAACTCTATAAAGAAACAGAAGGATTTATTAGAAAAATTAAAGCAAGAAGGTTCTCCTGCTCGCATTACAGGAATGCTGGAAAATGTAATTATTGACCTAGAGGATTTGATTGAAGATTTGAGTATAGCGAATGATAAAGAAATTAGAGAATTGATTTGCGGTAAAAGAAAGTGAAAGCAAAACAAATAATCATAATCACAGCCAGCCTAATTCTGGGGTTAGCCCTATTTTCTTATTTTCACGATTTACACTCCGATTTGAAGTTTTACAAAAAAAAGTCCCAGGATATTGAGCGGGCTTATCAGCTAGCCGAAAAAAATTATAAACTGGCAATGAATGAACTGAATGGAAAAAATGAAATAATTGCCAATTTAAACAAGAGGTTAGAGAAAAAACCTAAACTGGTGGTCAAGGAAATTCCCGCAGACTGCCAGAAATGTTTAAAAAATTATAAAATGCCAGTAGAGGTTAAAGATAAAAAAGGCTGGTGGATTTATAAAAGTCCAGATATTTTTACTAATCCCGGTGAATTGATATTAACGCAGAAATTTCAAGAAGATGTAATAAATCCTTATAAAACTGCTCTAAAAGAATGTCAAAACTCCCTGAAAAATAAAATAAAATCTCCGATTAAATTTATAAATGAGGTGAATATTTATCTGGGGTATGGGTTTTCCGGTTATCAGGGGCAGGTATTTTATCAGCCATTAGAATTCGGCGGGCGGAATTTCTCCATAGGATTGGCAGTTTGGGGTGGAGTTTTTCAATATCAATATGAAGCAATCTTTAATGCCGGGGCGGGAATAATGATAAAAATTAAAAAATAAGGAGAAAGAAATGAAGAAAATTCCCACTGGAGCTGAAGATTTTTGGAGAAGAAAAGTCTGGATAATTGAGAGCAAACTTCAGAAAAAAATCATTGAACTGGAAAATACTTCAGAGTATTTTTGTTTATTGGAATTAGTTGTAGGTTCTTTGGGAATGACAATTTTATTCTTATTGCCCCTTATAATATTAACTCCCATATCTGTTTGGGGGTTGGTAGTTTTAATAATAGCTTGGATTCCGGTAAGTCTTGGCGTATTTATAGGAATTGGCTGGGGAAAGAAGCAGAGATTATTGGTAGCTCTTGTATGGGTATTTCTTATAGCTGATTGTAATTACCAAATATATCATACTGCCGGTGAAGAAGCTATGGTGTGTATATGGAGTTTAATATTGATGTTTGTTGTTGCCTTTGTTATGGCAGGAGCATTAACGGGCGGAGGAATATAAAAAAGGAGGTTAGTAATGTTTCACTGGGCAAGTAGCTTGATAGAAAAGAAGGATGAGTTTGAGGAGAGAGAGGAACTTTATAGAAGAATTAAATTAAAACCGACCCCAAAAGAAAATCAAATAATGGCATTAGCGAACTGGCTTTTGATGGTTTTGTATGAACCGACCGAATGGGGATTTGTTTGCAATAGGGAAATAGCGAAGAAGTATGGGTTGGATAAAGATGCGATAAACTGGGGGGATTTGGGGGTCAGGGATGTTGAAAAGGTGGAAGGGCAGGAAAGATGGATTATTTATGTGGAGGAAGCTTCCCCCGATGCCGATGGTTTAAGGTTATATCTTGAAAAGTATTTGAGGGCTTGGGGCTGGGATGTGGAAGTCATTCTAGAGTGGTAAAAAATAGAAAGGAGGAGAAAAATGGAACTAGCAGGGGTTAAAGTAGGTGATAGGGTGAAAATAAGGACCGTCCTCACGGAAATTGAGGGGGTCGTTGAGGGTATTAGACCCCGGGGATTTGTGGTGAGATTCCCCTTTTATAAGGGAACGGAAAAAGAATGGCGGATTGTGGAGCTGAAAAATATTGATGCGATAGAGGTTCTTTCAGAAGGAGGAGAAAAATGAATACGAAAAGGACTTGCTGGTTTTGTGATAAGCCACTGCCTCCAGATGCTCCTATCAATGGATATTGCCCGCATTGTAATACTCCATATCAGTTTGATTGGGATAAACCTATCCCTTATTACGGAGCCAAAATTAACGAGAGGAAGGAGGGGAAAAATGAAGGTAGAGAAAATAGCAACGAGAAAAGCGAACTTTAAAGAGTGGATTGTTTCAAAAACCATTTTTTATGCGGATGGAGATAAAGATTCAATAGCAGTAAAGTATGATTCCGGTTGGAATGTTATTGCAAGACATTATGTAGACCATTATCCCGATAAAGTCTTACAATTTGGTTATATTGAGATTTATTCTCCCAATGGAAGGATTGTGGAGTTTAAGGTTGAGAAGACGACTTTTAGGGGTTTAAAAAACATAGCCACCAAAATATTAAATGATTTAAAGAAACAGGCTTTAAAGAACAAAATCAGGAAGGAAATGGTTTAGGGGGGATGAGAATGGGGAAAAAGAGCATAAGTAAAGGTAAAAGAGCTGAACGGGAGTTGGTTAAAATCTTAAACGAGGCTGGACTTAATGCCCAACGAATGGCTCCTATGCAAGCAGGGGAAAGTCTAAAATTCCCAGATGTCTTATTGACCAGCCCATCTGGGGAGAATTTCAGGATAGAGGTAAAACACAGGGAACGGCTCCCGGAATATCTCTGGAATTGGCTGGAGCGGGTGGATGTTGTCTATCTGGACAAGAACTATAAGAAAGAGGGAATAGTCCTGATAAGGTTATCTGATTTCATCAAACTGGTGAAGAATCAGGAAATACCATTTTAAAGTGAAGGGAGATAAATAATGGGGACAAATTATTATTTGGGCAAGAGGCATATTGGTAAAAGTTATGCCGCCGGTTTGAGGTGCCTTAAATGCGGTAGATTGGCTTTTATGGAAAACTATGAAAGAGATGGTTCTCCTTTTGTGGATAAACAAGGAAACCGCTTAACTTTAATATTTTGTGTGCATTGCAGGGAAAGTGTATTTGTTAATTCAGATTCTCTCCCGGATAAAGTCCCTCCTTCGTTCGGATACAGGAGAGGCTTTATCTGGTATGTAGGTAGAGGCGGGCTGGGAAAAACTAAACAGGAGATAAAAAGAAAAATAAAATTATTTTATTTTATCCCTGTGATTAAAGATGAGTATGGGAAAAGATACACGGGCAGGAAACTTTTAAGATGTATTTCCCGTTGGGTAGTAGAAGAAGGAGAAGAAGATAGAGAGTTTTCATAACAAAGAAGGAGGAAGGGTTAAAATGAAAAAAATCATTTTTATCACGGTTTCCGATGACCCAGAGAAATATAAATCTTTAACTGGTGGTCTAATAGAAAAAACCAGGGAGATTTATAAAAATGAACTACAAATTGAAAGTTTTTTAATGAAGAATGGAAATAATACCCAATGGCAATCTATGAGCAAGGCATATAATTATGCGATTAAACAATTTGAGAATGATTTACCCGATTTATTTATTTTCTGCCACGATGATATATTCAGCTCAGAAGATAATCCCTGGAAAAATTTTTGGCAATATGCCTTAAATTGGCAATATGGAGTAGGGGGGATAGTGGCTAGATATAATGGGGAAATGACTTGGGCAAAAAATATCGAAAAACCTATTTCTGTTCAAACCCTAGATGAATGTTTTTTAGCTATCCGTCCTGATATTTTTTATCCTCATTTTGATGAGAGGTTCAATCATTGGCACCAATATGGGGCGGATATTTGCCTAGAAGCTTTATCTAGGGGATTGAAAAATTATATTTTCCCGTGTAAACTGGAACATCGGGGCGGGAAATTGGGGATACATATAGATGGGGATAACTTCAGGCGGGAGTGGATTAAATTATGTGAAAAATGGAAAGATAAATTCCCGCAAATAGAAAGGACTTAAAAATGGATATTTGGGAAAAAGCCAAATCTCTCTGGATTCAAAAGGAAAAAGAATTTAAAGAATTTTTTAAGTATATTCAATTCCGGAATGTAAAAAATGTCTTGGAGATAGGCACTTGGCGTGGGGGAACCGCTCTAATGTTCTCCACACTGGGGGGATTGGTAATTACCATAGATAAAGAACTTGGAAATTCTGAATGGGGAAATGTTAAAAATATTATTAAAATTACTGCCAATTCGCAGGATGAAAGAACATTAGAATGGATAAAAGAAATAATGAAGCAAAAAAATCTGGAATATTTTGACCTGCTTTTTATAGACGGAGACCATAAATATGAATTAGTAAAGCAAGATTTCAAGAATTATTCTCCTCTGGTAAAAACAGGGGGAATAATTGCTTTCCACGATATTTTACCTATCTGGGGAATAGATTTAATAAAGGGAAAGGCCCAAGAAACCTTAACGGAAAGATATTTAGGAAACGAAATTATTATTCCCGATATAGCCGAATGGGAAAAGATTGTTTTCCGCCCCTCCCGGGAAATTCAGGTTGCTCATTTCTGGGGAGAAATAAAAGCAAAATATCAATATAAGGAATTTGTTGACTATACTCATCCATATTGGGGAGGGATAGGAATTATTAACTGGGAAGGAGAATTTAAATGATTAGCATAATTATTCCCAATTGGGATAATCTGGAAAACTTAATACTTTTAACCCAGAGTATTATATCTTGTTTAGAGCCTCAATATCACGAGCTATTGTTTATAATCCAGCCTATTGATGACCCCAGAAAAGACCAAGAATACAAAAATAAAATTCAGCCTTTTTTTGACCTTTTAAATAAAGAGGGATTTTTTTGTAGAATTCATTACCCTGAAACCAATATTGGCTGGACAGGGGCAATTAACTGGGGATTAGATAAAGCAGAAGGAGATTATTTAGTTATGCTAAATGATGATGTAATTTTATCCCCAGATTGTTTTACCAGAATGATAATGGCAATGGATATAGCCGAAAAGGAATTACACTCACAGGTGGGATTAGTGGGACCGGTAAGTAATAATGTAGGAGGTCCTCAGAAAATAATTAACTGGCAATATCATCCCCCTACCCAAGAAGCGGTTAATCAATATTCCCAATCGCTTAATTCTCCGACCGATTTTACCTTAACTCATTTTTTATCAGGATTTTGTATTTTATTAAATAGAAAAGTTTATCAAGATATTGGCGGTTTGGATGATTTATTTTTCCCGGCGGGATATGATGATAACGATTTGGTTTTAAGGGCGCAGGCAAAAGGATGGAAAAGTATAATTGCCAATAATGTTTATATCTGGCATAAAGGTTCACCTACTCTGGATAAAATTCCTGAAATTCAGAGAGGGATGGCTAACAGACAGAAATTTATTGACAAATATTGGCAATCAAGAAAAGACTGGAAACCTGAACTTATTGCAGTGTATAGAGTAAGAGCAGATGAAAAATATTTAGAAAAAAGTTTAAAAAAAGTGTCCGAATTTGCAGATAAAATCGTTCTATTAGTGGATATAAGGCATTTATCTTTAGCAGAGACTTGGATAAATAAAATGGAGGAATTGAAAGTAAAATATTCTAAAATTCAAACTATTGCTTATATTTACCCAAATGAGCCTTTTAATGAGCGAGCGGAAAGGAATTTAGCCTTAAAATTAGGGTTTGATATAGCGGATATAGAAAAAGATTGGATGATTTCCATAGATGGAGATGAAATACCAGAATTAACCAGAGAAGATGTAGAAAGGTTAATGAAGCCCCCCAATCCCCATATTAAAGCCTATGGATTTACTTGGTATAATTTCTGGGATAGTGAGGAATATTTCAGAATAGATGATGTCTGGGGGAATATAAAAGGAGCGAGAATGTTTAAAATAGAACCTCACCAATGGATTATACGGGGAACAGAACAGGGATTACATTGCGGGAATATCCCCGAAATTCCCAATGGTTATCAAAGGTTAACCAGTTTCAGAATTTTACATTATGGATATATAAGCAGGGAAGATAGGGAAAGAAAATTTAATTGGTATAGGGAGATAGACCAAGATAAAAGACCTGAACTAATCGGCGGACGGGGGGATTATAGTCATCTAATCAGCCCTACCATAACTTTAAGAAAATTCCAGCCAAAGAATGATATTGGATTATGTATGATTATGAAAAATGAGGAGAAAAATGTTGATAAAGTTTTAGAACATATCTGGGCTTTCTTCAGGGAAATAGTAATTATAGATACTGGCTCTGATGATGATTCAATAAATAGAGCCAAGATTTATACTCCGAAAATACATTCTCATCCTACTAATGATTTTTCAGAAGCCCGCAATCTGGCATTAAGTTATGCTACTACTGAATGGATATTTTGGCTGGATTTTGATGAGGAATTAAAACCAGAAGAATGGTCTAAAATAAGAACTTTAGCAGATAATCCCGAAATATCAGCATACTGGGTAAAAATTATAAATTATTTCAAAGATGGGGGGTATGCTTTGCAGGAAAATATTAGATTTCACCGAAGGGAAGCTGGACTCTGGGAAGGTGAGGTTCACGAGCAGTTCATTGTCAAAGATGACCTATTAACAGGAGATAGTGATATTGTTATTCACCATTATGGATATTTAGAGAATGAAAACAAATTAAGGGAAAAGGCAGAGAGATATTTAAAGATATTAAAAAGAGAAAGAAAAAAAGACCCCCAGAATCCTGATTTATGGTATAGGGAAGGAATGCAATATTTAAATGATGGGAAGTGGGAAAAAGCAGAAAGATTTTTAGAATATGCCACTAGAAGGGGACATCCGCTGGCGATTAAGGCTCTGGGGAATCATTATTTAAGAAAAGGAAAAATCTTGTGGGAAAGAATTATGGAGATTTATCCCCCAGAGCATTATTTACATCAAGTAGCTAAAGAAATTTGCCAAGTGCTTAATCAAATCATTCCCCAATTTCATTACATTAAAGGAGGAGACCAATGAAATTGCCTAATATTTTATTTATTCTCGTGGATGCCTTAAGACAAGATTATGCATATCATCCGGGTATGAAGTTTATAGATTTCCTTCTGGAAAGAAAGGAAGGGGGCAGTTATATATTCCACAATCATTTTTCTAGTAATAGCTGGACTTTCCCCTGTTTGGGGTCTTTATTTACGGGTATGGAACCTATCCATCACCAGCTCTGGAAGATAGAATATTCTACCATAGAACATTGGGAAGATTGGGGGGTTCCCAATATTTTTACTTATTTAAAGAAAAACTTCGGCTATTATACTGCTTGGCTAGGTGGGGCAGGATTTGGCGGTAAAGAAGCTGGCTGGGGGAAATTAGTTAATAAGAAAATAGACGGATTAAATTTAGATAATATTCAAGAAGGATTGAAAATAATCCAGAAAGAGAGAAAAACTCCGGGATTTGTTTATATTCATTTTCTCCATCCCCACGAGTGGTTTAGAAAATTTGAGCAAAGATTGCGGGAATTAAGAGAAAATCCCCCGCCAAATGAAATTGAAGAATGGCAAGCAGAATACAGGAAAAGATTGGATGAGTTAGATGATTTTCTTTTAAATTCCCCGGAAATGCAGAATTTTATAGAATGGGCAGATATGATTATTTTGACAGCTGACCACGGGGAGGGCTTTCGGGAAACCCCCAGAGACGCTATCCATACCCATTCTGGCGATTATTACAATCCTAATGTCCGAAGAATTCCTTTAGTATGGTGGTGGAAAGAATTCGGGGAAAGGGGGGCTATCGTCTATAAAACTAGAGATTTGGATATTTTCCCAACGCTTATATCAATGTTAAAATGGAAAGAAAATCCTAATAATTGGAAAGAAAATTGTAAATATAAACCTTTAAAAATAGATGGCATTTCTTTATTTTTTTATGATATGGTAAAATTATTACCCTCTATCCACCCCAAACATCCTCTAGCTAGTTGGGAAACTTATTGTTTAATTTCCTCTGATAAAAAAGAAGATGAAAAAATTAAGGAAAAACTTAAAGATTTGGGTTATTATTAAGAAAGGAGGATTAAAGAATGTCTAAAGAGATTTTCATTCCATTTAAGCCAGTTTTCCGTGAAATGATATTATCAGGCAGAAAAACTACCACTATTCGCTATGAAAAATATGGAGAAATAGGAGATTATTTTATTATCAATAGGAAAAAATTCATTATAAAAGACATAAAAAGAATGCCCTGCGAAGAAGCTATTAAAAAATATTACAAAACGGACGGATTGGATTCAGAAAGAGATTTAAGAATTGTCTGGCATTTTCTCCATCCCAGAAGAAGAATTAACGGGATGGTTTATGTCCATTTCTTCCAGCCAGAGAATACCCCATAATTTTTTACATTTACGACATCGGATTTCTATCCGATTAGGGAAAATATGTTTTTGGGGGCGAGAGGGTTGGAAATTATCTGAATGATAATTTACTGGAACTTTCTCTAAACATAAGCACATTCTTTTTACCCAGCCTTTGTATTTTTTATCTCCAATAAAAGCTGTCCACTCACAAGCACCCTTTTTTAATCTTTCCATAATTCCTGATTATGAACATAAAAGGAATAAATAAATCTTTCCAGAGAATTTATTATTTTTTCATTTAATATCTTGTCATAACTATTTAAAAAAGCCCAGCAATGTATTGCCTCGTGAATGATTGTTCTTTTTTTTATCTGGTTTCCCAGAGACTCATCTACCCAAATTATTTGTTTTTCAGGGAAAGTGCATCCTATTGTATCCTGTTCTTGGGTTGCCTGTTGAATTTTTTTATTATTTACTTCTTGAACATAAAAGGGAATACCCTCTATATCCAATATATATTTATATCTTTCCCGTTTTTTAGGCATAATTATTAAATATAATCCCCCTTAATACTTTTAACTATATTTTTCTTGGGAGAATAAACCCTTTTAGCATCTAATTCTAAAACTAAAAATTTAGGAGAAGCTGGAGGTTTCATTCCCATTTCTGCATAGCTATTGAAATATTCCAAAAAACTTCCCGCCATATAATATTGTCTCTCTATTGCCCGCATAATTCCATTTCCAGTATCAAAATCAAAACATCTATCTGCCCAATAAGCCTGCTGATGAGTATGTCCAATTATATATAAATCGGCAGTAGGATATATTTCTGCTAAACGGGTAAACAAATTAGCCTTCCCGCCTTTGGTTCTTCCTCCGCCAGTTCCGTGATGTCCTATAATTCGGAAAGAAGCATTTCCACTTTTGGGAAAAGATTTATTTATCACCATACACAAACTATATCCACAATACTTTTCTGGAATACCCAAATAATGAGCCAATAAAAGGGATAATTTTATTCCCGATTTTCTTCTAGTTCTATCCTCGTGATTACCAGAGGCTATTCCAAGACATTTGCTAGCAATTGGTTTAAGTAATTCTACTACTTCTATAAATTGTTTATTAGGGCTGGCTATCTGGTCGTAAGGACCGCCCGGAGAATCAATCAGGGCATTTTCTAATAAATCTCCTAATCCTACCCACCACCAGTTATTTTTCTTAATTAAATTAACTACCGCACGGGCTTTATCATAAAAACAACATTCATTTCCCCAATGCCAATCCGAAAGGACAGCAATTCTCATCGGGAAAAAATCCTGCGAAAATTTATATCTTAAAATCTCCTTTGAAACGGGTTTATCTATTATATATTTTTCTAAATCTTCTATAAGCTGGAAATAATCCAATCCGCTTTCTTTACCCATTCATATTTCCTTTTGCTAGAAATGGATTTAACATTTTTTCTACTTTTCCCTTCCCGGGATAACCTACATAATAAAATTTAACCTCGTTTTTTTCTAAAACAATAAGCGTAGGTAAGCCTCTTACACCATAATAATTAGCAATATGCATACCCCCATTTTCCACATCATATTCTTTATATTCTAGATTTAATTTGTTCAAATCGTTAACCAATTTTTTACATCCTGCACAATAAGGGCTGGTAAAAACAAGCAATTGTAAATCTCGTCCAGACATAATCATACCTCCTATAAAATTTAATAATAAAAAAACGAGGGGGATATATTCTTTATTCTACTTCCCTTCCTTCCATTATATAAACGAGGATTTTATAAAGATTTATAAAGATGGAAATTAACTCATCTTTTTTTTCATTGAAGCGTTTGGAGATACCTAGCCCAGCAAAAGCTTTAGGAATTCCTTCCTTGAGTTTTTTCTCTAATTCATTCATTATTTATCCTCCTTTTTCAATTTTTTTACCCCAGACATAAGCCCCTGCCGATATAGAATTAACCGCCCCTAAAAGAGTGGCAAGTCCTTTGAAATCTATTGGCTGGTTAAATCCGAGATGGATAATGGCACTTGAGACAAGAATCAAACAGCTTATCCCCATTAGCATACTAAACCAGAAAGCTTTTTTACTGAATTTTCCTTTATCATCAGATATTAAATTTTTTAAGAAGTTCTTTTTTCTAGCCATTTATCTATCCCAACCGCTATTGCCTCTGCTACCATTTGCCTATTAGCTGGTTCTCCTATCCACCTTTCATCTTCCGCATTAGTTATAAAACACACTTCCACTAGAACTGCGGGACAGATAGTTTTTTTAAGAACATAAAACTTTTTATCATTTTTTATTCCTCGCCTATTGAGGGGAAGTTTAATCTTAAATTGAGAAGCGATTGAGCGGGCAAGCCTTCTCCCCTCTCCACTTCCTTTATAATAAAATATTTCCCAGCCCGAAGAGGAAGGTTCAGAAAAAGCATTATGATGTATAGAAATAAAAGCTGTTGCTCTTTTTTCATTAGCAAAAATAACCCTTTCATATAAAGGCACATAAATATCTATTTCTCTAGTTAATAAAACATTCCTTCCCAATTCCTCAAGTAAATCTTTAACCCGGAGGGCTATCCAGAGATTTAATTCTTTTTCTTTAAATAGTCTTCCTTGAGCTCCGGGGTCGCTTCCGCCGTGTCCGGGGTCTATAATAACTAAATTTTTCATTTTACCGGCTGAAAGGGTTTTCCTGTTCCACCATTAAGATAAGCTAGCTTTTGAAGAATTACCTGCTGGTCTCTGGATATTTGCTGGAGAATATCATATAATTCATCATACCTTTCATCTACTTCATCTATCCTTTTAGATAAAGCCCGCCAGACATAAACATTAGCCCCAAAAAATAAGGTTAAAGTGCCTATTATAAATCCAGTTAGATTCCAATCCATTTTTTATTTTCTCCCCTTTCTAGCCATCTCTTGGAATCTGGCTTTTCCATATTTTCTCCGCCCTATCCAGGCCGCCAAAGCTCTTGGGTTTTTTACCCCTTTCGCTTGTAAGACCTTTGCTAAAGCTTTAAATCTTTTTCCTTCCCCCGGGGGAGATTTCTTTTTTGTTTGCTGGTATCTGCGAAGAGCTTCTTGAAAAGGAGAAGATTCTCGACGAGCCATTGAATATCACCTCCTATTGAGAATATTTGCCGTAAATAATTAATTTTACTACCTTCCCGTTTGTTATATCACCACCAAGGGGAGTAGCAATAATTTGAAAATAACGGGGAAGGCAAGCTGGTGCCATTGCTCCAGGACCTACTATAAGGGAACTTTCTCCAGTGGGCACTTCCTTGTTAGTTGCTTTAAATAAAGTAATAGGATACCAAGCAGTGAGAGAGGCAGAAGGGTCAACAACATCCAAATCTTTATATAAATCATCAGACCCGGTAGCGATATTCCCATCATTATCTAAATCTTCCCCCAATCTTACTTTTAATACTAGAGTTCTCTCTGTTTTATTTAGTATTAAAACTGAAATTGTATCAAAATATTTCCCTTCAATAGCGGGATGCATAGGTTTCGCTTGGGCAGTTGTTAAAGAATTGATTGTTGCAGTTATTACTGGACTTACCCAGACAGGTTCAAAAGCTCCCGAATGATGTCTTAATCTTTCCTGTGGATTCCAATCGGGCTGTTCAATGGTTGCTGGGCTATATTCAATATCTGCCATTTTATCTACCTCCTGTTTGTTTTTGGTATTCTTTAAAAATAGTGGTTCTTAAAGCTTTAATCATTCTTTCGGGAACTTGCATTTGTTCAGGGCTTATTTTAGTTGTGGGAAATCCAAACAATTTCATTCCCAATTCCGCTGGTGTTCTGGTATAAGCAAATTCCCCTTCTTTTGTTCTCTTAAAGAGCGGTCTATATATAGCAGAAACGCCGTATTCATAAGGCACCGTCCCATATTTCATTTTATAATAAAATGGTTTAACAAGCAAGTTATAATGAGGAATTTGCCTTAAAAAATGTTCCAAAAGCGGAGGAGCTATTCTATTCACTCTTTTGAAATAAGGGGGTTTATCTGTGGGAACCCATAACCTTCCGAGAGGGTCTTTATAAACAAAAGGACTATCAAATTCTTTTTCCCTGAAAACATCCTTTCCAAAAGCCTGCTCAGCGCCCACTTTTAAGACAGGATGAGTAGAGGCAATTAAATTATTAAAATCCATTTCCGAGACTGTGGCAAATGGATTAGCTCCAGCAGTATTCCAGAAAATAACCTTTTTCTCTTTAGGGTCATACCCGATAGGGACTGCGTGTTCCATCCAGGGCATATTAGCGGTTAATAAATCCGGGTCTATTCCTAAATCTTTTAAATTTTCTCTCCAAGCAGATTTTCCTATTTCCCCTAAAGCTAAAAGCAATCTGGTTCTTCCCGGGTATTTCATTGGTAAAGTCCAATATACTAACCGGAAAATATTCCTATACCAGCTCCAGAAGGGGATAATTCTCCTTAAAAATTCCTTTTCATATCTACTCATATTCCAGTAATTAAACATAAAATCTCCCACCGCATCCAGAGCTTTAGAAACTACATCCGGGTTTTTAAGTAATTCCATCATCTTTTTTTCTACTAATTCTTTATTTAAAAACCATCCTTTACGGAGTGTATCTTTCATTAAAGCCTTGCGGGCTTCCCTATCTATAGCCTCAAGGAATAAAGCTTTTTTAAAGAAATACTCAATTTTTTCATTAAGAGAGGGGGGCATTTCTATTGCTTTTCTAGTAAATTTAGCCAATGAACCCCAAACATTAGCTTTTTTATCAACCACTTGGACAGTCTCGTAAAGAGCTGAAGGCACTTCTACTATTTTTTCTGGACGCTTTAAAAACCATAATCCTCTAGTAGCTCCTATTGGAAATTCTGCTTCCGAGCGAACAAATCCCATTCCCACTTCTGGTGGAACATAAGGTTCCCATTTCTTTTCTAAAGCATATTTATATCCTTTAGTAGTTCCATAAAGTAAATTAAAAATAATGTTGCCAACAGTATTATAAAGATACCATCTGGGAGAAAGCCCCAATACCATATATCTCCAGAAATTAAGCGGTAAATCCCAGAATAATCTCATACCATTAAATATTCCCACCCTTTTACTTTCCCGTTCTAATTGAGAAGCAACCCGCTTGGGGATAACATAAACAGGATATTTCATTTTTGTTGCTGTGGTCGCCCAGCGAAGACCTTTTCCTTTCCTCATCACGGATTTTAATTGGTCATCTAAAAGCTGGGTAAATTCTTTACTTAATTCCGCCAATGGTTCATTTATTTCTTTATCTTCTATTGCTTTTTTAATAATTTGAGATATAGCTTTCCATCTATTTTTTTGCCCCTCTTTTACTCCTTGAATCAATTTTTCCCAATTTATTTTCTTTAAAACCCTCTCCACAGTTTCCAAATAAACTCTATGTGCATCTGGAATTAAAAAGACTTCATTAGCTCTATCTATTTCTTCTCCCGCCCATCTTCTTAACCATCCTTCTTTTAATCCAGTTTGAATAACATCATTCATAAATTGCCTTTGAGCAAGGGCTTGGTGTTGCATCCATTCCCTTACCACCATAGCCTTTTCCCAATTTATGGGAGCAATTTTACCACCCCGATAAGCACGGGCAAATCCCGGGGGATATATATGTTCCACATTCCCCAGATAAGCGACTAAATCTTCTATTCCCTTATTTTCCGCTAATTCGGTTAAAGAATATATATAAGCTAAATTATCTGCCTTATCTTTATAAGCCTGTTTTAAAAGTTCTGCGGTAGTTTCAACTCTAGCATCCCATTCGCCTTTCGCAATCAATTCCTCTTTTCTTTCTTGGAATTTTTTTTCTAAAATTTCGGGAGTGGGCATCTTTCCGTGTTCATCTATATATTCGGCTGTGATTTTATCTAAAAGCTTTTCTTTTTCTATCTTAACCGCATAGGGTTTATATAATCTTCTTTCTGCTATTTCCCGGGTATAAAATCCCTCTTTAATCTCCGTCTTTTTTAAATCTTCTCCGTGTTTTTTAAGAATTTGATATAATTTTTGAGCTTGCGGGGAATTTTCCATAATAATTTTTACTGATTCTGGCAGTTCGGGATAAGGAATTTGAGCATAATCCATAACAGCAGATATTTCTTCAGGGGAAATATTCCCCAATTCTTTTTTCTCTTGAGCAATTTTGTTTAGAGTTTGGATTTTAGCGTGAGATAATCTTATTTTAGAGCGTGCTCTTAATTTTTGAGCAGTTAATCCTGCCTTAACATCACTATATACCCTTCCAATCCTAGCGGGAATTCCCAATTCTTCTCTGGGAATTCCTTTCTCCATCGCTTTTATGAAGCTTTTTTCAGACCATTTCAGGGGTTTGGTAATATAAGTATAAGGCAATCCATATTCTATCATTTTTGTCCCCGTTTTTGCCATTCGCTCACCACTTCTAATAGCCAATTCAGATAAAGCCTTAATCCCGGCTGATTTTTCCGCCTGTGCTCCCATAAAAGCTAATTTAGATGCCACAGTTCCTGTTTTAGCTAATAAAGTTCCACCCGCTGTAAATAATGTTGCTATATCAAGAACTGTGGAAATAGGATATTTTTTAATATGTTCCCAGGGGTGCTTATAACTAACAAAATATTCCTTAATGCCCTTTTTAGCTTCCCTGCCAACTTCCCGGAGAGATTCTCCCCAAGCTTCCATAAAAGGTTCGCCCGTCTCTTTTGCTTTTTTATATCCCGCAACTGCGGTAGTAGCTGGAATTACAAAGGGTAAAATCGGAGCCATTAAATAAGCTTTTAATTCTTCTTTAAATCCTTTCCATAATTCTTGTGCTTCTTTCCCTACTTTACTAGGGGGCTGATAGCCAGTAATTTCGGGATGTTCTTTAATAAATTCTGCCCAACCTTCAGGGGTTTGCAATTCGGGGGGGATACCCCTTCGGGTTTTTTTTCTAGGAGAAATTCTGCCTTTTTGTATAGGGAATATATCTCCCGATTTAACTTTATAAGCACTCCCCAATTTCCCCGAACTAACAGGGAATATATAATCATACTCACTCTTACCTGAACTAATAGGGAATATATTTTGAAAATCGGTCATTTATTTACCATAAATAAGGTGATTCTGCAACTTCTCCCAGAGTTGATGGGATTTGTCTTTCTCTTTCTTTTACTATTTTAAGTCTATTTTTTTTCTGTTCCTCTGGAGTTAAACCTATCCATCCCTTTCCCACTTCCCCGGTAAATGGTATAGCTCCCAATTTAATTGGACTCTCGGATTGACTTAATTCTGTCCCAGAGAATAATCCCAATCCGGCACGAGGAACTGGTTGCCGTGCAAATAAATTACTCAATCCTTGTCTTTGGTATATATCTCCCCGGGCATAAAGAGGAAGGGTTTCATATCCCAAATATTCACCAGCATACTTATCTATAAAAGGAATAACATCCGAAAATCCCAATATATCAGCTTGTAATCTAGCCGAGCGAATTGTTTTGTCTATTAAATCAGCTTTTTGCTCATCGCTTAATTCGGGGTTAATATTTATTGCGTGCAATTCAGCCAAAAAACCTGATAAAAATTGTTCTGGACTAGCTTGCCTCCGAGCTGTTCTTCCTCCTCCTTTCCTAGAAGGTTGAGCAAATTGCTTTTGCAATTCCAGCCACTCCCTTTTTAGCCCTAATTCTTCTTCTTGTAATTCCCCCTTTCTCCTTAATTCTTCTTCTATTTCTTGAGCAACGGGATTTCCCTTTAAAGCTTCCTCGTGAATTCTTTTTCTAACTTCATAATCACTCATAGCCCTATCCATAAGAAGCTGTTTTTGATTTTCATATTGTAATTGAGCTCGCCTTTCTTCTAGCTCCATTTTTCTCTGAAGTTCCTGCTCTGCCATTTGTTGAGCAAGTTGCATTGCTAATTTTTGCTGAAGGGCTGAAGATAATGCTCCAGCTAATCCTTGACCAAAAGAAGCTCCTGCGGGCATTTCATATTCCTCCTTTTATTTAAAATAAGAAGCTGGAAAGGGCTTGTCCTGCTAATTGTCCCAAGCCTCCCCACATTTGCCCCCAATCTCCTGCACTTTTATAATGCTGTTGTGCTCTTTGCAGATAAAGATTAGCTATAGGACTATACATTTGCCCTAAAGCTCCAGCTCCTGATAATCCTGCCTGAAGGGCGCTTAAAGCTAAATCTCTTAAAGCTTGCTGTTGTCCTAATTTAGCCCGATATTGAGTTTCTGCCGCCTGTTGAGCTCTTTGGGCTAAAAGAGCTCGTTGGCTTGCTTGAGATATTCCCGATTGAGATAATCCCATTCTTGCCATTTGGTTAGCCAAATTTTGTAAAGCTAAATTATATCCTGAATATAAAGCAGGAGTCTGTCCTAGCTGAGATGCCAAAGAATAAGCCTGTTGAAAGGCAGGTCTGGTGTATGTGGTGGCTAAATATTTCCCCTGTTCAGATATAGGTTTAGTAAATCCTTTCCATTCTTCATATTGTTCCCGGGCTTGTCTTTCCTTTTTATAAGCTTTTTCTCTATCCTTTTGCCCTGTTACGGTTTCCCAAATATCTGAAAGCCAGCTCATTTTTTATTACCTCCTATTTAATTATAATACCCTTTTATAATAAAAAAATCAAATATAAGCCAATATTTTAATTTGGTATTGTATATCAAGGAATTGAACCCAGGGATGTTCAGTTAAATAATCATAGTAATAAGTATTTCTAAATCTTTGTAATACCCTATATTGAACTTGGGGGGATGATATAAGTAAATATCCATCAAATTGATTTCTTAACCAAAAATATCCAGTTCTACCCGTATCGTTTATAAATTCTTCCCCCCCGAAAATAAATTCTCTAGACATTTTGGGAGATTTAAATTGAAAAAGTATCTTGAAAGTTCCCCCAAACCCATCTTGCATTTCCAGTTTAGCTTCTAAAAAACAATTTAATAATATCATTTGGGCTGTATTAGGCACTGGCAAATCTATTGATTTCCAATCTTTATTTAAAACCAAGCTGGGGTCTCCAGAATATTGTAAAATAGTCTTGGGTTCGGGAAATATCTTAAAAACATTGGAGATATTCTTATCTATTTCCTGAGCCCATTCCTGTTGATGTCTATCTTTAAATTTCCCCCAAGAACCAGTCATCGTTTAATCACCCCAATTGGTTGATATTCTATAACAAGTCTTCCTATTTTAACTTTCCCCAGTTGGTCGGTATTGGTAAATTTAAATCTTATTTTCTTTCCCCTTCCGTTGATTGGAATTCTATGCTCGGTAGCGGAAGTAGTTAAATCCAAAGTATGCGTGCCTTCCGCATTGGAGCTTTCATTTATATACCAAGATATAGATAATTCTTGATTGGAATTTTCTCCATAGGCATATATATAAAGGGCAATAAAGGATTTTTCTGTTTCTGGCTCTCCACAATCATAATCCGCAGTTTCCCAGACCATAGATATATCATTATCCAAATCCGCATTATCATTTTCTCTTTCAAATATTTTATCAGAGCTAGCCCCTAAAATAATTATTTTCCCGGTATTCTTATCAGTATATTTAGTCCAAATATTAGCGGGCATAGTTTCAGTGTGGAAAGAGTTTTTATCTAGATTATAAACTATATTCAAATCAGGAGAAGTATTTGTGCCAGTGCAAACTGACCAGATAATCTCGTGATTATAATCATCATATATAGCATAAGTTTGGTCAAGGGCATTTAAATTGAGAGAATTTATAGTTTCATCTAACCTTCCCGCTGAAATATTGGTTAATTTTATTCCATCAGTGGCATAAAAATGTCCGTCTTGTCCCTGAAAGAAAACTGCCGAGCCTTCATTGGTAAAAGCGGACACCAAAGACCAATGAGACCGAGTTCCTATTCCCTTTTGTTTTAAATCAGTTAATCCAAAAGCAGTTCCAGAAGGATAAAAGATAAAAATGGAATTTTCTTTAAAAACTAAAAGCCTATCTCCTAGAGGGATAAGTCCGGTAATGGGAGAGCCATCCACACCAACCTTTATCCAATTAGTAGATAAGTCAAAACTTTCAGGAGTATTAGCTTTTGACCAATAAACCACATCTTCACTATCGGAAACCCCAGCAACCCAATGTCTTTCCTGCCACCAACAAGAATATTTATAAGGGTCTATTCCACTTCTTGTAGTTATTACATCAGCTTCGGCGTGTTCTTGGAGGCGGGAATCGGGAAAGGTTTCCTCTAGTTCTATTACTTGATTGGTTCCTGAAAGATTTTCCAAGAAATTTCGGGGAATATCTATTAGTTTATAATAGATATTTCCATTTAGGGTGGTTCGGTAAAGCCTTATATATTCCAAGTCATATTTTTCCCAATTGTGGTTCGGCAAAAAAATTCTTAAAAATATATACGAATTAGTGAAAGTGGAAGGATGAGTAAATTCAGGGGAAAGTTCCGTTTCAAATCCCAATTTGTTTACGAAAGATATTTTGTATTTTAATGTATCCGAATCATCTTTAGAATATTTTGCCATTCCTAGTTCACCATATAATCCATATCCACTCTGGGGGTTCCAAAGACCATCCGAATCCCCCAACTCATAACTATCCTCATTATCTACCACTAAATTTATTCTAATATTACTTTCAGAGGAAGAACTGTAAGTATAAAATTCCAATATTAAATAATTATTTCTCCCATCTCCCCTAAATAAATATTCCAATTCATAGGTTTGTTCTGTAAAACTCCCGGTCGGTAATTCTTGGGCAGGTATAGATTTAAGTAATTCTTTTTCTCCTGTCTCTGGAATTTCCTGATAAATTCTAAATTCAAAATCATATTGCTCTATTGTTGCGTATAATCTTAATTTAAGATAATCATATAGTCTAGTATGAGATGCATTGCCTATAAAATATCTTATTCTGGGATTATTTACATCTAATTCCGCATAATCCGTATCTGGGGGGTCTGGTAAATTCTGAAAATCGGGCATAGTTAGTAAGGAGTTATAAGTTAAATAATCAATGTAAGCTATATCTTGGGTATATTCCTTTAAATTCTTTCTAAATTCTTCCTTATTATCTTGAATTAAAAAATATTCCCCATTACTCGCATAATATCTTTGATTATGCCAGATTCCGCTCCATTTATCAGATGATTCAAGAGAATCTCCATCAGGGAATTTTATTTCCGTGCTATCTTGATTGACCACCTTATCGGATTGAGTCCAGAGAATATCATTAGGGGGTTCTTTTTCTACTGCAAATTCACTCTGCACCGAATAAGGATAACCGCCTGTTGACACACTCCAATTAAAGCCAAATAAAGTTCGGTCTAGGGTAGTATCATCGTGATACCAGTATAAAATAAAAATATTATTAGCGGAAATGGTAAATTTTCTGGTAGAAGAATCATAACTAACTGTGAATACCGAACTTCCTACCGCATTATTAAGTGCGGTTTGTAAAGCACTGGCAAGGTCTGAATAAGTATAATATTTGCCGGTAGATAAAGTAGCAGTATAATCAGTAGCACCATATAGAAATTTCAGGGTATTATTAAATTGGGTAAGTTCTATTATTTCTTTTTCTTGCGGAATTTTTATCAAGCTATAAGGAGAGCCTGTAAAACCAAAATATTTAGTTTTTCTCCCTTTAATTTTTTCTAAACTAAAATCTTTCTGCGGACGGATATGCTTAAACTCTTTGGCTTGGCTTAAATGTCTATTACTGGGGAATGGAGTATCATTTAATCCCCCAGTGAGGGCTTCCCTTTCTATGATATACCGCTTGGTCATTAGAATCTAACCCTTATACCTACCTGCCAGTTATTGTGAATAGTTTTTAATTCTATCCCTATCCAGATAGTTTGCCAAGCTGTTCTCCATTTGGGGGGTAAAATTCTGGTAATTAGTATATGCCCTACAATACAAGATGCAAAATAAGCATTAACCCTTTCCCGTGAGGGATTTTCACCTAATATTGGATTACTTTCCCAATATTTATCAGGATATTCTGAAATATATAAAGTCTGCCCCCAATCTATCATCAGGGTAGTTATAAATAATCCCTCCAATATCTTATCTTGTTTAGTGAGCGGACTTGCCCATAAAAAAACCGGCAGGGAAATGAAAAGCAATATTAAAATTCCTTTTCGCATTTTTAATAAGTATTAAGCCAAGTTTGATAAATATTTTCAAAAAATGGACTTTTATATCTCTGTCTGCTTGCCAGATAACTAATAAATTCTTCTTTTCTTTTCAAATAAGACCTTTCCCAGAGTTTATACATATCTATCATTCCTTTTTCCTCAAAAGCCCTCAAGCCAGCTCCAAGAATTATTAAATCGTGGAAAAGTCCCGGAACTGGGCTTATATCATTATCATTAACTAATTTTTGAGGAGCGGGATAATATTTTACATAAATGGTATAAGTTCCATCCGGGACAGGATAAAACCCAATTTTAGCATAACTGGTAGTTCCATCATCCACTCTGTAAGAATCCACCAGATAATAAGCATAAGGTTCTCCTGTATTATTTTCCTCACCATATCTTATTGCCCGATTAAAACTGGGCATTGGATAAAGCTCCAGATTATCACTTTCCCGATAAACCATTCTAATAAACTGAAAATCCTCTGGAAGGTCATATTCTTGGGTATTAGCAGAGGTAGTTATAGTCGTGGAATTTCCCTCCCAATCTGAATATTCTGCCATTAAAAGTAAAAGGCTGGCATTTTCCTGATTGATAAAATCCTTTTTGCGGTCTAAGGACCAAGTGTTATGAGAGCTATCTTCTAGTTTATTAGCTAATTCATTATATAATTCTTGAAAGGTTTTTCTTAAAGTAGCCATATTTTAATCCCCTAGAATAATAGTTGGATTTTCCATTTTTTTCACGGTTTTTACAAAATCTCTCTTAAAATCTTCTATTTCCTGCTCGGTTTTTTGAATTTCTTTATTCTGTTTATCCCAATATTCTTCATTTTTTTGTTTTAATTCCTGTTCCCTATTCCAGCAATCAGCCTCTCTTAATAAATCAATTATTCTCTGGCAAGGCTCAATTGGATGCCCTCTGGCGTCTTGTAGTTTACCTATATGGATAGTTCTTTTAACTAATTTGTATAAAGGTTTCCCGTGAAACACTCCAATATATTTCAGGGCATATTTAGGGACATCCCAGAGGGTTTTATCTTCCTTATAATAATTTTTCCTTCCCGGGGTATCTATATTTTTTACCAGATGCCAATATCCCCAACGCCCTTTAATAATGTCCAGGGCAGGGTCTATTTGTTTAATCTTCTCTATAAACCATTTAGGAGCTTTCATTTTTTTTATTAGAGAGGGGGCACTCAGCCCCCTCCCAACTTATCTACGAAGCTTAAGCTTCAGTCAGGTCCTTCAGGACCGCATTCGCCCCCGGATTAGTGCATACCAGCTGGCAGGATAACCTTCCCCTGATTTCATATTTATCATAATCGGCTGCGCTTCCTACCAGCAGAAGGACATTACCACCTACCCGCTCAAATTCAACATAGTTCTGTCCTCTGGTAGCAGTCAGGAAAATAAAACTTTCCCGATTGATAAAGAAAATATGCCCCGGAGGACAATATACATCTACCAGAGGCTCCAAACCAGCGATACGCACTTCCCGATTAGCTCCGGTGAGAGGCTCATTAGGACCGAACCGACGATACCCAGTAAAGAGAGCTTGCCATTTCCGGGACAAAGCCGGAGTGGTAATAATAAAATCAACCGCCGGCTCGGAATCAAAAGTCTTTTCCATTGGCGCATCAATCGCCTGTAAGACCAGAGCTTCGGTAAGTGCCCGCAGACTTCCGCTATTATCCAGAACATTTCCCTGAATTTCAGGATAAGTGGAACGGCTCAATCCCTGATAAGTGCCGGTATCATCATTGATATGCTGTCTCAAGCCGGTGATAGCTTTCCCGTATTCATCATACGCAGTGCTACTTACCACTTCACCCGGCACCACAATATCACTAGCAGATACTCCCGAAGAAATATCATCTTCGGTAGTAATGGTATTATTAGAAAGGTCAATACCGGTGATAGTGGTAGCGTTGCTGGTGCTTTCACTTCCGGCTGCGAAATCGCTAGCCCCATCAATTATAATTTTCATATTGCGGGCAAGATATTTCACTCCCGGCTCACCAGAGCTATCAGTATGAGCATTCAGGGTAATGGTTGTCCCGCTGGCACTTTTAACCGACCCCAAAGCTCCGTTATAAGTATATCCATATATCCAAGAACAAAGCCGATGGCGGAAAGCCCGACCAATATCATTGACAATTTTATTAGCAATATCTTCTACAATATAGGCACTTTCCCCACCGGAACCTAAAAGGTTTCGCTCCCAAGTAAGCTGGGAACGACCTTTCATAAACTTCAAAGAAGTGGTCATCCTTACAAAATCAGAGACAGAGCTTCCGGGGAGAACATCCCCTTCGCTGGTTCCCCGAATATTCATCGGGAAGCCCACCTGCGCAGGGATAATATATTTATTTTCTGCTACTCGTCCGTGTTTAGGATTAAACCAATTATCCTGAAGAATTCTATCCAGCAATGGCTGTTTCTTTAAAATCAAAGTATCCACCAAAGGCTGGATTTTCTCCACCGCTAAATTAGCGAGCTCAGCTGCACCAAAATGATTTGCCATTTTTAACCACCTCCAATGGAATTTTTAATAGAGTTAGCTATTCCTCTAATAGCTTGATGTAGGGGAATTTTCCCCTCTGCAAAAGCTTTAACATTCTCATCTACCTCTTGAGGAGCACTTCCTACCCCCGCTCCTACTCCCGGACTGGCATTTTCCACCGCTTCCGATTTTTGAACTGGAATAAAGGAAGCTAAATGTTTATTAAACTCATTTAGAATATTCTGGGCAATATTTCTTGAAGCCACCTCAAACTCCTGCCATTTCCGGAAGGGAGGCATATTTTCCCAGATAGGGTCTCCTTCTCTTTCTGCTAGCCAATTTTGAATTTCCCAAACTGCTAAAGTGGAAATTCTCTCCCCCAGTGGATGCTCGTTAATTTTCAGTTCCTCGTTGATTTTATCCAGTCTTGTTGCCATTTCTTGGTATATATTCTGGACAGTGCTTTCATATTCCTCTTCCTGTTGCCTTTTCTGGAGCTCCTCTTTAAGAGTTTTTATTTCCTCCAGAAGACCTTTTGTTTTTTCCTCTGCGAGTCTGGATTGGGCTTTTACCAAAGCCTGGAAAGCCCGCTCATCTTGGATAAGTGATTTTAATTCATACAATTCCGGGGGGAGAGTTTCTTGGGAAGAAGGAGCAGGGGGTGTTTCTGGCTGTGGAACGGGTTGAGCAGGTGATTGCACCTGATTTTTAAGCTGTTCCATCTGCCAGTAAAGATAACGAAGTTCCTCCTCTCTTTCTTGTAGTGCCCTTTCCAATTCTTTTTTCTCTCCATAAACTTGCTGGAATCTGGGATAGGGCACTGCTTTAGTCTTGGGGGATTCTTTTGTTTCTCTAGCTTCCCCCTCTTCGCCCGTAGGCACCTCTTGAGCAGAGGTGGGTTCAGCAGAGGTGGTTTCCTCTGAAACGGGCTGTTCTTGAGTCTGTCCTTGTCCTTCCATTAATTCAATAGGCATAATTTAACCTCCTTTTACTCGCATTTTACGGCTTGGGAGCCGGGGGAGATATGTTTCGCTTCCAGTATGCCCTCCCCATTTGCAATACTGGAAGGAAAAGAAGTTCATTTCCTTTTATTACGAAGCCTCTCGGCTGCCTCATACCAGGGATTTTTGACCTTTATTGTATCTCCTTTTTTTCTTCCCCTTTTTACCTGAATATACCAATATTCAGGTAATTCCTTTAATCTTTCATAGGGAATCATAGGAACCGGTAATCCTACAAATTGAGAGGTTGGTTTCCTAGTTGTTTTTCCCTTTACCAACATTGGAAGAGGAGCTGCTTTGGTGAAAGGCTGTAATTCTGTTCCCCATCCTCCATAAGCAATTCTTTCCGCTTTTGACCAGGGCATTTTTTCTGCAACCTCCTTTAAGTTTTTTGCATCATAAATTATAGAATGACGCTTAAATTTAAAACAGCTTTAATAATCCTTTTCAAATTAGCCACTTTCGGCTATTGGGCTTCTATTATTCTTATTGATTATATGGTTCTTCATTATTCTCATAAATATGTCCTTACTTATTATGAAACTACTCGCTATGGTTTACCTATCTGGTTTCTGGTCTCTCTCTTTGTTTTATATTATAACAAGTTTCCTAAAAAAGTTCAAGATTATCTTCAAATAACCCGCTCACTTCTCTGGATTACTTGTGTCTTTTATTTATTTTACTATCTCCGCCCGGATTGGCAATTTGATACATTTTCTTGGAATATAAATAATCATTGGATATTTTTTACTACCAGCACTTTATTTTCAAAGAACCTATTCAATGAGCGGTTGTCCCAATCCCCCCCCGGCTAATAATTCTTCCAATTGAGGAGGAATTGCTCCTTGTCCTCCCCCCGGCATACCTTGTTCCGGGGGAATTTGTTCCTGTGGGGGAGGAGCTAAATAATTTTGATGTTCCTGAAAATGGTTGTCAATCATCTCTTTAATCTCTATACTTGCCTGCCAATATTCAGAACTTTCATATAATTTTCTGTGTGCTTCTATATGTATCTCGTGGTCTTGAGCAGGATGGACAGGAACTGGTTCTCCTGCAAGCATTCTTCTATTTTCCTCATTAGCAAAATTAAGGGATTGGGTTTCTTTTTCTACCATTCCTTTTGCCCAGCCGGTATTGATAGCTTTCAAAAATTCCATCCTCACCGTTCGGTTTGACATATCAAAAGCATTATATTTAAGCATTTCCAGAAGCATTCCTATCTGTCCAGCTTTAGATTCAGGAATAGAACTTCCTCTTTCCACCACTACTTCATAATCATCCAGATTATCATCCAAAAATTCCCTAATTTGAATTTCTTTATCTGGAGATAAAATTTCAAAAACAAATTCAGGAGAATATTGTTTAATTGCCTTGAGCAATATAAATCCTAATTTTCTTTCGCTTTCTTCATATCTATCAAACACTGGGCGGAATTTGGCAATATCGGTTTCTCTTAAATATTGAATAGCCAGATAGGGCATTCTTTTAAGGGGTTCTTTCCCCAAGCTTAAAGCGTGCACTCCCACCAATTCCTCAAAAGTTCTTTCTAATTTATCCAAAATTCCCGGTAAATCCATACTGGATGGTGGAGGAGCAAGCCAGCCGGGTTTTTCTCTGCCCTCGTCGTATAAAAACACCTGAGGAATATTCATAAGTCCTTTTACCATAGATTTTAGAGACTTAGGAACTAAAAGTTTGGGGGCATTGGTTAAAATAATGTTGGTTAAAAGCATAGAGTAAACCAGATTGATATATTTTTGAACATCTATAATTGGCTGAGGAAGCCCTTGCCCCCAATGAGATACCAGAGAATCATCAAAAGTATATTCCACAATAGGATAATCTTCTGGCTCTCTTTTCCCATCGGGTAATTCCTTCCAGTATGGATACTCATCGTTAAGTATAATTTCATTATCCACTATGATTATATGTTTTCCATTGGGATTACTTGAGGAAGGCTTTTCAAAATATTCTATCAAAAGTTTTTGGTCTGCTTTTCTGTTTTCCATCAAATCAAAAGCATTTGCCTGAAATTGCAGATAAGGAATTTCCCCACCGGGGCTTAATTTTATATCATATTTTTTCTCTATAACTTCCCTATCTAAATATCTGGCAATAATTATCCAGGGCATATCTTCAATCTTTCTAACCCCGGGAGGAGGAAAAAATTCAAATGGATTTATAACTGAAATATCTATTGGAACTTTTTCATAGATAGTTCTCTTTTCTACTTCCCCGGTAATAGGATTCATATATTCTTCAGTTTTCTTTTTAGCTTTAAATTTATTGGGATGGGCATATTTATACGATTTCCCACAATTAACCGTCCAGAAGGCATTTTCAATATCTTTAAGTAAATATTCTTTCCGAAAGCGGTAATACATTAAAATTTCACTTCCGATTTGCGCTACCGCTTTAGCGGTTTCTTTATTTGATTTGGGAAGGACAGATAAAGCAGGTTGCCGGGCGGTCAATTCGCTGACTACCACTTTAACTGCTGGCTTGATTTTATTTATCTGGGTAAGAACGACATTTTGTTTTCGTAAGATAGTTAACAATTCATTATCAGTGGGTAAGCGGAAGGTTTTGGTTTTTTTATCATAATAAGAAAACTGCTGGCCCAGATACCAGCTGAGCCAGATATTCATATCTTTAACAATTTTACTTTTGGCAGTTTTAGATTTTTCGTATTTCTCTCTAATTTCCGCAATGATATTATCTTTATTCATTGAGTCCCTCCATCAGGAGAATATCCATCCTTCTAAAGTCCATTTATCTTTATTTTTATTTTCTTCTGGGGATTTTAGAACTTCAGGGATAATATCTTGAGAAATTTGCTCTACTAAAGATTTTGGCTTTTCTTTTCTCTTTTTAAATCTTCTCAATATTCCCTTCATCTTCTATTACCCCCAATATATGATTTTCATCAGTTAAAACATAAAATTTATTATCCATAGGCTTCTGGAAATATTCTGGCAATAGAACTTTATCTCCTTCCTGAACCTCTTGAACTTTTTCCCCGCAGGCAATAACTTTTCCAATTCTGGGCTGTTGTTTACTGGAATCGGGAATCTTTATCAAATTCTTGTATTCTTTCTCAAATTCCAGTTCTATCAAAACATTTTTGCCTAATACTTTCATATTTTAAATATTCCATAAATTTTGAAATAAGTCAACTTCCGGGTCTTCTAACTCTTTCATTCCTTTACATATTTCCCAGGATTCTTTATATTCTTTTTCTATTTTTTCCCAATTAGGTTCTTGAACTTCTTCTGGGGGAACCAATATTTTACAGGCATTAGCAAGGCAATCCAGCAAATCATCACTTCCCTTTGGGAATCTTCTCATCTCAGTAATTAAATCCCAGCATTCTTCTAGAATTTTTATTTTCCCAGCTTCCAGTAAGGGGATAATTCTTCTTATTCTCCACTCTTTACTTTGCCGGGTGGAAGTTTCTATCGGGCGAATATTGATAAATTCCCCTCTTTGCTCCGCTTTCATTTCAATAATATCTTTAACTAAAGCTTGAAAGACATTACTTTCCACTGCAATAGCTTCCGGCTTCCAGACTTTATAAATATCTATAATTTCGTCTATCAATTCCTCAATACGGGATTTTTTATTAAAAGCTCTCAACACCCAGATATTTCCCTGCACATCCATACCAGCAATTAAAATAGCGGTATAATCGCTAATTTTAGTGGAACGGGCGGACGGGTCTATAACCATTATTCGGGTTAATTCATTTACATCTATCGGGCAGGATTTAAAAACAGAACGATTTATCCAGTCTTCTTTAAAAATAGCATCTTCCGGGCGGACGGGATTAAGTAAATATTGACAGGAATAAATATAAGTCCCCAATCTTCTCTGGGCAGATTTTAAATATTCCCAATTTAACCTTTCAGGATACCATAAAGAACCATCCGGATTTATAGCCGACCTTAAAATTACATCATACATCCCATCTTCTATAATTTCCTGATAAGCATCTCCCCAATGATACCGAGTTCCAACAATAATAATCTCCGTGCCGAAACTCAATAAAGGTTCTATATACCTTAAAAAAGTTTTAGGTTTTTCAAGCATATCTGGAGAGCTGATATTTTGTTCACATACCAAATCATCAAATATAGCTATATCCGGGTGTAAGCCAGTAAAAGAAGTGCCCATACCAATAACCCGGCAGGAATTCATATTCCGAAAAGGCACATATTGATTTTTAACCGGGTCAAATAATTGAATAGCATCTCTTGACCAAGTGGCATTCTTTTCCCGGCAGGCTTTCCCCATATCTCCAAATAATGCAATCAATTTTTGATTCTGGGAAAGCTGGTCTTTTATCTCCTGTAAAAATTCTCTAGCTTTATCTATGTTATGAGAGCCGATTAAAATTCTTAAATTGGGGTTTCTAATCCATCTCCAAATAGGATAACTCACCGTGCAAATAGTGGTCTTAAAACTATCACGAGGAATAAAAACCCCCAATCGTCTTTTATCTTTACTGGGTTTATTAGAAGAAGACAAAGGCATATCCTGAATATTAGAAGTGCGATTAGAACCATCACCGGGAGTATCAACCAGAAAATTACATAACTCCCGATGAGGATGTTCAGTTAAATCTTTATAACCAAGAATATCTTTTACAAATTCATAAAAATGAGTAGCATAAAAATATCTTAATTCTGCTAATTTTTTGTTATCCATCTTCAGTTAAATCTTCCCGATATTGATATTCTCTCACAGGAGAAATTCTATCCTCTGCCCTTTTCCCTAAATCTTCTAAAGTGCTCCAGACCTGCGCAATATTTATATTAACCCCATCACCCTTCTTAAACCCGATAATGTGCTTTATTATTAGTTCCAGAGTTTGAAGCCGAACTTTTTCACTTTTTGCCTCTAATAATTCCGCTAATTTATGGGATAAATATTGAGGAGTAATACCAGCACCCTGCAAGGTTTTTAAAAAATCTTCCCTAGTTATCTGAATAGCCTCACCCGGAGATTTAACTATTTTAGACATCTAGTTTAATTATAAGGGAAAATTTTTAAAATGCAAACTTTTCCTTGACAGCTTGCCTGAAGTTTGCTATTATTCGCTTAAAAAATAGGAGGAGAAAGATGAAAATGGAAAACTGCCCCAGCTTTAAACATTGCTCCGCCCCACTTTGCCCACTAGACCCAGAATTGCCCTCAAGAAATTGGTTTCCAGATGAGCCAATCTGCCATAGATACCCAAATCTCTCTTGGATTAAAAAACAAAAGAAGCTTTTAATCAGATTGGAAGATAAATTTTACCTAAAAAATCCATACCCTCTCACCCTAAAACAAATCAAACAGGAAGTAAAACTCTGAAACCCCACTCAAAATACCCTCTAATTTAAATTGCCCCTTTCTGAACCCCGCTTGTATCAAGGGGTTGCGAGAGAGGTTTTGAGAGAACTGGTCTGACTAAGGGGTATATAGCCATATGTAAATTGTCAGTTTATATGACAAAAATTGTCAGTTTTTAGATAAGTTGTTCTTTTTAAAGGGAAAAATTCCCCTGATTTAACAGCAAAAGGCTAAAAATACCCCGAAACAAAAAATGGGGCGTGTATTGAAAGTGGCTACTTATATATATCAGGGGGGACGGAGGGGGCACCAGGGGAGGGGTCTAAAACTGGCAAGACTTTGCCAAAAGTCTACACTAATTACCTTACTAATAAATAAAAACAACCACTTACAAACAAAATAGACAATTCTCTTCTTTTGTCTGTTTTGGGTTTGGGGGTTTTTAGCACTTCCCGGGCGTGAAAAATGGAGGGCGGGTGGTATTTAACCCCTTGATTTCCTCAAATACGCTTTTTTATCGCAGTTTAATAATCTTTTACATTTAACTCTATCCTTATTTTCCTCAATCTTTTCATTATAACCCATCAATTTTTGGCAAAGCGAGCCCGCAAACCCTTGCCAATCCTAGCCTTCTTTCCCCTGTAGGGTGCTTATAACTTAATGCTAGATGCTTTAAGCTAAAAGCTAGGAGCTTAAGACTTAAAACTTACCCCTTTAGATTAAAACCCAAACACTTTGTTTGCTTTCAGGGTCAGTTAAGCAATCATTAGAAACTTTTAATTTATTTCTAATCTTTTTCTAATTATTGGACATATATATATTCTTAGATTCTTAGATATCTAAGATATCTTAGACTAAGGGCAGGGCCTTACATGCTCTCAGGGCCTTTAATAAAAAGAAAGAAAGAAAAGAAAATATATAAAAGAAAAGAAAGAAAGAAAAAGATTGTGTGTTGCCTTTTTGCAATACAAGATATTGTATTGGCAAGATTTGTAATTTTTGCTTTTGGGAAATTGCTAATAAAATCAAGTATTTACTTAAATCTGGTCAAAATTTGCAAGTTTTATTGACAATTTTTGCATAATTTTGATGTTTTTTGCTGATTTTGGGATTGTAATTTAGTTAACAAATGAAATTTTTATTTTTTGTTTTTCAAATATTTATAATTTTTCTAGACAGAAAAATGAATATTTGGCATTTGGGTTGCATAATAAATTGAGTGGAATGAGTAAAAAAAGGAGGGAGGAAAAATGAAAAAGCAAGATTTAGTAAGAGAATGTAAGAAAAATTATGATGATATGGCACAAAAGGATTATTTAGGTTATCCGAATTTTGCCAGCTGGCTGTTAAATCATTATATCTTAACTTATAATTACCTTTACCGGCGGGTAGTTAATCTCGTTATTAACAACAATTTACAAAATTTTAAGAAAAATATAAAAAGGGAATTAAAGCAAAATTATAGAAAAATCTGGATGGACTTTTATGGATGTTGGGATATAGTGGATTGGGATTTTCTCTTTAATTATTGGAGACAAGAAGCTTTTGATTATTCAGCTGAAATGATGGCGGGGTATTAAGAATGTATATGATTTTCAGCCAGAAAAGGATTATCATCCGGGGCGTGCCGGAAAGTATTAAAGAAAAGTTAAAAAAATATGGTTTTAAATGGAATTTCAGGCTCCGAGGTTGGGTTTATTATCGCAATGGTATGGAAAAGTGGAATAGAATTGAATGGCGGGAATGGTTTTATCAATTATTAAAGCAGAAAAACCCTTCCCGGATTAAAAAACCTCCAGTTTATATTGAAAAGAAAATAGAGCAAATTCAAAATGAGCCAGAACCCTGGGTGGATTCTGCTTTAGCAGAAGTGATTGCGGAAATAAGTATTCAAGATTTACTAGGAGTTTATTTAGATGATTTTGAGCTTTTTGATTATTTAACTGAATTTCAATCAATTAGAGAATTAGGATTTTGGGTTTTATGTAAAGGGTTGGGTGTGTCTGCTGGGCAATTGGGGAAATGGTATAAAATGAAATATGGTAAACCTTATTCCCAGCTGAAAAATTCTCCGGGATGGTATTGTTTAGAAGATGGAAAGGAATTAACCAAAGGAGAAGCTTTAAATTTAATCAAGGAGGCAATAAGTGAATAAAGAATTTCAATTAGTTAATCCCACTGAAGCGGATTTGGAAAGATATAACCGGTGGGTGGAAAAACAAAACAAAAAATGCCGGGATGAAAATTTACCATTGACCAGTAAAGAAAATCTTGAAATTTATATATACCGTCAAAAGGTTAAAAAGGCGGAAAGAAAATTATTTGAATGAAAGGGGGAAGGAAATGAAGAAAAAGAAGACAATTAGGATTGCCGAGAAAAATTTTAATGAACTGGTTAATAAAATTGGGTTCGGTCCAATATCTCCTCCCCAACAAAAGCAACTTGAGGAAATATTCTATAAATATGGGGAAAATAAGAAAAAAATAAGCGATAAGGGGGGAAAATGAAATTCAAATATTGCTCTAAATGTGGAACTTATTATACTTCCAATTGCCGGTGTTTAACCGGGCAAAAGAAAAAATCTCCAAGAGAACTACCCCGAGAACCATCTATGATACTGATTTTTAACAGATTTTGGTTTATAGAAGGGTGCAGAAACGGGAAAAGACATCCTGAATTTTGCCAGAGGTGTGATATAGAAAATTGTTTAAAAAATGAAATTGGACAATTTTACAAGAAAATGAGCGAAAAAGGGCAAAAAGTTTTAAAAGTATATCCCAAATCGGATTATATTGGACTTGACAATGAAGGCAAAAAATAGTAAAAAAGGAGCAAGAAAATGAAAATCTGGATAATATTAGGATTCTGGATGGTTTTTATAATAATTTCAAAGATTTATAGATGGAAAGAAAAAAATCAAAAAGAGGATTCTCTGGAATTTTGGTCTAAACAGCTGGAAGTGAATTTCCCGAATGCTATTAGGAAAGATTTAATAAGTGGAGAAAGAAAACAATGAAAATAAAAGTCCTTCCATCTGATTTAAAAATTCAGTTTAAAGATAAAAGATTGGAAATGGCGGTGCGGATTGCTTTATCAACCGCTCTCCGGATTTCCGAACTTCTCTCCCTGAAAATTGAAGACATAACTTATTGGGAAGGAGATAAGTTAAGAGTCAAATCTGTTATTAAAGTTAAAGTCAAAAATACCAGCAAAAAAGTTCAGAACCGGTATGAGGAAGTTTATCTACCGGTTAAATTGAGAGAAGCCATCCTTGATTATATTGTCAATTTTCTGGGTAGGACAGAAGGTTATCTTTTTTCTGCTCATCGGCACGGCAAAATTCCTATGAGCAGGAAAACTTTATGGCGTCTCTGGAAAGATTGCCTGAAAGAAAATGGAGTTAAAGAGAATTATAGATTTCACGATTTAAGGCATACCGCTATTAGCGATTTTTACCGGCAATGTAAAGATATTGTAGAAACCGCAATGTTTGCCCGGCATAAAAAAATAGATATTACTAGAGAATATACTCATATAAATTTTGAAGAACTTAAATCGGAAATAGAAAAATTCAACGGGAAAGTTTGGGAAAGGATGACGCAATAATGAGATGGTATTGGAAAAGATGTAAAAGGTGCGGAAAGATTTATAAAGGGGGGAAAGGTTCCCAATATTGTTTCTGGTGTGGGATAGGAAAAGAAAAACTTATTTTACTAATGAATGAAGGGAAAAGAAAGGAGAGGGAAAAATGAAATATTTAGCTGTAGATGAAGGCGATATAGATAAATACCTGACTGAAGAGTTATATTGGGTTTGTAAAAATTGTCCATTTCAGGAGCAATGTAAAGATGAATACAAATGCAATGCTATACAAAGATTGGCGGAAGTTTCGGTGGCGGTTTACAATTCCTTATGGCAAGCTCTAGAAGAAAATAAAGGAGGGAATGATGACAAGAAAAAAAGCTAAAAAACTTTTAATTGTCCAAGTAGGAGAGGAAAAATTTATTTCCGTCAAATATGTAATAAAGCTCCTTGACAAAATCGGCAAACAAGCCGGGAAGATTAAAGAAGAACTGATTAACCAGACAAAGGAGAAAGAAAATGATTTTCCGCAAAAAAAAGAATCAAATTTCCCAACAGGAACTCCAGAAAATAATTAAAGAAATATTAGAAGAAATACTTCCTAAATTTTTAGAAGAAGAAAAAATAAGAGAAGAAACACGCCAGAAATTAGATTGGGCTTTGGGGGAAACCGAATTTCCTTCCCCCAATTCTCCGCCTCCACTAGAAGAAATATATAAAACTTTTGATAAACTTTTTCTTTGTGCTGGTAAATTGGGAAAGCTTACATATTTCTGGAAGCCTGCCATAAAAATAATGGGGGCGATTGTTGAAGCATATAAAAAATTCAGGCTGGAAGAAGAACAGAAATATCAGAGAGGAGAAGAATAATGACATATACCTTCCCTTATGTTGATTTGAAAGAAATCCGTTATTGGGGAAGAATCAATTGGGTTGATATTCAATTTCTTTCCGAGTTAATGAATGGGGAAAGGGCTTGGGAATTACAAGAGAAGGTCCCCACTCAGAATTTTTTAAAAAATAATCCCGAAGCAATTATTTACTTTCATCTCCACGAAGACAGATTACAACCAATTGAGGGTAGTGGTCCCGTGCAGTTATATATTAGAATTGCAGGAATAATAGAAGATTTTAAATCATTATGGGAAAATTTGATAATAATATCTGAATATATTCCAGAATGGGTTGACTTCCATTTTGTAGGGAAAAGGAAATGATTACCGAAGATAAAATAATCCATCAAACCCAATTAAATATGCTTTTCCGTTGTCCTGTGCAGTTTGAATTCCGCTATATTAAAGATAAAATTATCCCGCCCGGGATTGCTATTATTGTGGGTAAATCAGTCCATAAAGGGGCGGAAGAAACCTTTAAAGAGAAATATGAAAAGCAAATCTTACCACCCCAAGATATGGTTTTAGATTTAGTCAGAGATAATGTAGTTAATCAATTTGAAGGGGGCGAGGTTTTTCTGGGGGAAGAGGAGCGGAATAAAGGATTGAAGGTGGTAAAAGCGGAAGCGGTAGATAAAGCGGTATCTCTGGCGGAATTACATTACAAAAACCTTGCCCCCATTTTAGAGCCAGTTATCCCTCCAGAAAAATCATTCTTAATTAGAATTGGAGATACGGACTGGAAATTACAGGGAACTATTGATTTATATGCCCAGAAGGAAAAAGAAAAAAATCCAAGATTAAGAGATTTAAAAACCTCTTCCCGAACTCCACCAAAAGATGAGATAAAAAATTCTTTACAATTATCTGCCTATGCTCTGCCTTTATTTTTAGAAAGTTGCCTTAATACAAGTAATTCTTTATCATTGGTTAATAAGCAGAAAAAAATCCCGGTCGCCCTAGATTTTCTTGTAAAAACTTCCTCCGGGAAAACTGGCTGGGTAGAGCAAACAGATTACCGAACACCTGCCCAAGTGCAGGTGTTCATAAATCGGCTAATGGTGGCTATTAAGCAAATAGAAACCGGGATATTTATTCCAACCACGCCGGGAGCCTGGTGGTGCTCTCCTAAATGGTGTGGATATTGGGAG